TTGTTTTCCAGGAACTGCAAGACTTAATAGTAAAGGAATAAAAAATGTCATTATTTGGAAAAAAAGGTAATATGCCAACAACACTTTCTAAGGACTTTTCCAGAAGCCCTAGAGCTAATATTCAAAGATCTGTATTTAATAGAGATCATGGCTTAAAAACTACCATAAATGGTGGATACCTTTATCCAATATTCTATGACGAAGCTCTTCCAGGAGATACATTTCAAATGAACGCTACCGGCTTTGGCCGTCTAGCAACACCAATTAATCCATTTATGGATAATTTATACGTACAAACTTTCTTTTTCTCTGTCCCTTTTAGAATTATATGGGATAACTGGGAAAAATTTATGGGTGAACAAATAAACCCTGGTGATTCTATAGATTACTCTACACCCCAAATTCAAGGCGTTACAGTAGCTGAAGAAACTCTTTTTGATTACTTTGGATTACCTACAGGCGTAGCAAATATATCTTTTAATAACTTTGCTGGCCGTGCTTATAATACCATTTGGAATGAATGGTTTAGAGACGAAAACTTACAAAATAGTTTAACCGTTGATCTTGGAGATGGCCCTGATACACAAAGTAACTATGTTTTACAAAAAAGAGGTAAAAGACACGACTATTTTACTTCAGCACTTCCCTGGCCACAAAAAGGTACAGCAGTTACATTACCACTAGGTACTGAAGCCAATATTGTTCAAAAAGGATCAATAGGTTATCCTAATTGGCTATCTATTCAAGATACTGGTGGAACAGCTAGAAATTTACAAACAGATCAAACTGCCCCATCAGGCTGGGGTTTCCTTAATGATACTACTACAGGTACAGCAGGAAACAAATTAGTAGCAGATTTATCTACTGCTACATCCGCTACAATTAATCAATTAAGAGAAGCCTTCCAGGTACAAGGCTTATTAGAACGCGATGCACGCGGTGGTACACGTTACAAAGAAATTATACAAGCTCATTTTAATGTTACTAGTCCGGATATGAGATTAGACAGACCGGAATATCTTGGTGGCGGAAAATCATATATTAATGTTCAACCTATTGCTCAAACATCATCTACAGACTCTACTACACCTCAAGGTAACATGTCAGGTTTTGGTACTGCCCAATTTACAGGTCATACATTTAATAAATCTTTTACTGAACACTGTGCTGTTATTGGTCTTATTTGCGTATTCGCAGACTTAACTTATCAACAAGGTATTAATAGATTCTTTAGCAAAAGAACTAGATATGATTATTATTTCCCTGCCCTCGCTCATTTGGGAGAACAGGCTATTCTTAATAAGGAAATATATGCACAAGGAACGAGCGACGACAGTCTTACGTTTGGTTATGCTGAGAGGTACGCTGAGTATCGATATAAACCTTCACAAATTACTGGTAAATTCAGATCTAATGCTACAGGCACATTAGATTCATGGCACTTAGCACAAAACTTTGGATCATTACCTGCACTAAATGCTTCATTTATAGAAGAAAATCCACCTATAGATCGAGTTACAGCCGTTAATACTGAACCTGATCTTATATTAGATATGTTTTTCAAATATAAAACAGCTAGACCAATGCCTACTTATAGCGTTCCTGCTCTATTGAGTCATTTCTAATGTCTTGGCAACAAACAGTCGGTCAAAATTATCCTGCACCATCAAGTGCCAAACAAGTATCTAATGATAATACCTGGGATACTGTTAATACACTTCTTGGAATGTATAATCCCACTTTAGGAGCTGTTGGCAAAATTGCTCAATTTGCTTATGGTTATACTGGAGCAAAACAACAAAGAAAAGATGCTATTTCAGCTCGTGATCAACAGCAAGACTTTCAAGAACGTATGTCTAGTACTGCTCATCAAAGGCAAGTCCAGGATATGCAATTAGCTGGACTAAACCCTATTTTATCTGCAAAATATGGTGGTGCATCTGCACCATCGGGTTCAACATTTACACCTGAAAATCAAGCTATTAAAACAGCTCAAGTAGTCCAGGCAACTAGCAATGCTCGTAATGCTATGGCTCAAGCTGAGTTAAACGAACAAAATGCAAAATACTTTCGCAATAAGCCTTTTGGTTCTGCTGTTTTAAATGCAAGACCTACTAATATATTACTAACTCAATTGATTGAAGAAAATCCTAGAATCATCTCAAAACTTAGTTCTGTTTTAGGTAAAACTTTAAATTTTATGGATGATCCTTATGGATTTCTTTTTAATGATGAACCAACAAGTGCAAAAGAAATTCCAAGAGGAAAAAAATATCCTTTATCTAAAGTTTCTAAAGAACCTTTAACAACAAAAATTATTAATAAGGTTATGAATAAAAAAACTTTTTTACGAGGTAAAAGTATGAATCTAGGTGAATTAATGAGGAGTTGGTTTGAATGAAAAAATTAAAAACTAATGTATATGAGTTTTATACTCCATATACAAATCAAAAAAAGGTACAACCTTTTGAAACTGTTGGCGAAAGCCTAACACAAGAACAATTCGCTGAAGAAAGCGAAATTAACAATATATTACGTTCACATGACCGAAATGGAGTCATTGAACATATAAACAGAGGAAATGCCATTTATGGCGATTTCTCTGGTGTAACAGACTTCTCTGATGCTTTAGATCAGATCAAAGAAGCTCAATCAGAATTTATGAATATACCCTCAGAAATTCGTGAAAAATTCCAGAATGATGCTGGTAATTTTTTTAAATTCGCAAGTGATCCTGACAACTTGCCTGAATTAAGAAAAATGGGATTAGCTAATCCCGAAGAATCTACAGCTATGCCTGTAGAAACTGCTATTCCTCCGACCGAAGAGCCCCAAATCTCGCAGGCGGAGGAATAGCTCACGTATTACTACTTGATGTAATACGTGCTAACTGACACCAACTAAGGAGATATATATGGCCTATAGAAAAAAAATGAGAAGAAGACACTCAAGAAAAGTCTTCAAAAGAACCGCTTCACGTGTTCACAAAAAAAATCACATTAAACCTATGAGAGGTGGCTACAGAATCTAATGCCCTGCTATAACCCTCTCTTGGCATGGAAAGAACAGGGTAAAATAGTATTTAACCCTCCTCCAGGCTCTGCTGGTTTACTTAAACCTTTCAATCTACCCTGCTCCAAATGCTATGGATGCAGGCTTAACTATGCTCGTAGTTGGGCATTAAGATGCCAACTCGAAGCTTTATCACATAAAGATAACTGCTTTATTACATTAACATTTTCTCCAGGAGTACTGGAGAAAAGAAAAAACCCTTGGTCTGTCAACAAAGTTGACTTCCAGCTTTTTATGAAAAAGCTAAGAAAAAAACATGGCGAACACATCAGATACTTTCATTGCGGAGAATATGGTGAAAAAACATATCGACCTCATTATCATGCCCTTATATTTGGTCATGATTTCAGAAAAAAAACAAATGCAAACAAAGTACAAAAATTCGGTAAGGGTAAATTCCCACTATACAATTCGGAAGAATTGAATACTTTGTGGTCACATGGCCACTGCACAGTCGGAGACTTAAATTTCACCACCGCAAGCTATACAGCTCGCTATGTCACTAAAAAAATAAAAGGCGAAGCAACTAAAATCCATATACATCCTATTACTGGTGCAGTTACTCAAATCGAAGATGTTTATTGCACTATGTCAAGAGGTAATAAAAAAACTAAATTTAATGGTATTGGCGAAGAAGCCTACCATAAATATAAACACCGTTGGTACGGTAACGATTTTATCGTTAACGGTAACGGTATCAAAATGAAACCTCCCAGGTATTTTGATAAACTTTATGAAAAAGAATATCCTGAAAAATTCGAAGCTATAAAAAAAGCAAGAAAAGAAACTTTAGATATAGTAGGTTATTCAATTTCAGACCCTAAATATACTCGTTTACGAGATATTGAAGAAGTAAAACTTCTTAAATTAAAAGAACAATTAAGAGATATTGACTCGTAATATATATTATGTAATATTTTATTTACGACAAACTTATCTAGCATAGGAGATATAAATGGAAAAAAAACTAATGTTTTCAATTTACGACAAAACTACACAACTTTACGAACCTCCATTCGTAGATATTAATAGAGGAGCTGCGCTCCGTCGTATTCAAGACCTTATGAGATCACATCCGGAAAGTCCTTATTCCAAATTTCCATCTCATTTCCAATTAACTGTAATTGGAACCTGGTCAGATAAAGTTGGAGATATTATTTCGGATAAACCAATTGTTTTCCAGGAACTGCAAGACTTAATAGTAAAGGAATAAAAAATGTCATTATTTGGAAAAAAAGGTAATATGCCA